TTTCTAGTTCCAAGTGTCGATGCACCAAGTTCATAACCTAGAACTTCTGACATATTTGTTCCAAAGAAAAAAGCATCTAGCTCTTCTTGTGTAGGCATACGCTTTTCATATAGCGTAACACCTTCTTCGCTTTTGTTAATAGCGTCTGGCGGTAGCTTACCTTCATCAATAGCTTTTTGTATATCTTCTTGCTTTGTTAATCTTTTTACAGCTACGGTAAATATTTTTTTACCACCTTTTAATTTTCCTTTACCAACAAGGCGTTCCATAGCTACAAGATCTTGTACTGTACTAAAATCTATTATAGCTTCAATGTTATTTCTAACAAACTGTTTGTATTGTAAACCACTACCTATAGCTTTTTGAACTATATTTTTCATGGTTTTTTTAACAGTATTTTCAAATTTTAATAAAAAATCTTTAGCGCCTATAGTAGTTTCAAGCTTAGTAAGTATATCTCTTAAACTTTCTCTTATACCTTCAACTCTATCTTCATCTATCAGTCTTGATCCATCTTTGTTTTTAAGCTTTCTTCTATATTGAGAGTTTAATTGACTTGTGTCTTCATCAACCTCTTGCTCGCTTCTTAATATTATTTCTTCTTCTTCAAAAGCTTCAAGTCTAGCGTCAGGACTATCTTCAATAAAGTCAGCTGCTGTTCTACCAGAATCGTCTATCGTAGCGTTTAATGATCTACCTGAAACTGTTTTTTTAGCTTTAGCTGCTACATCACCAATTCTATATTTTAATCTTTTGTTAATATGACCAGATAAACCAAATTTACCTTGATCTGTTGTTTCTAAGTTTGGATTAAAACCAAATATATCTGGAAGTATTTTACCTTTTACATCTTCTATAAAGTTAGCTAAAGGCTGCCCGTTTACGTTAGCGTCAACAGCACTTACATCAATACCTTGCTCAACTAACTCAGATAATATAAGACCGTCAAGCCCACCTTTTTCTATTAACTCGCTGTATACTTTTGCTACACCTTCAGTATCATACTCCGCCTTGGTCATTTTAGTGCCGTCTTCTTTTATAGCTAAGCCGTCTACTTGACTTTGAGACATTGATTGTTTTTCTACTATTTTACCATCAACGTTAGCTTTAACGCTTTCTCTAGCCATTTGTACAAACTCAGATCTATATTGACCTTTTCTAGAGTCTTCAACAAAAGCATCTATAAATTGTTTAAAACTAGCGCCATCTGTTATTTCTAGATTTTTAAACTCTGTTTCTTTTTTGAATAAGTTAGTAAACCAACCCATTGCTTTTTGTATAGAGTTTTTGCTAAACTTATTTTGCCTACTAAATTGAGCATAAACGTTTAAATATTCTTCACCGTGTTTTTTAAAGTTTTCTTCTTCTGTTAGGTTGTCTTCGTAATAATTATCTCTAACTTCTTTATCAACAATACGTCTTTCGCTCATATTCAAGTTAGATAAAAAACTTTTAACTAGTTTCCTACCGTTCAAAGATAAGTTGCCAGATCCATCTTTTTCTTGTACAGTATTTCTAACAACAGCGTGTAGCAGTTCGTGCGTACCAACAGCAAAGTTGTTACTGTCAGCAGCTACACTTTTGTTTATAAATATTTCATTACCTAATATAAGACCGTTAACACCAAACCCTTTATACTTTCCAGCTTTTAAACCATTTCTTTTTCTATACTCGTTAACAGCGTCTTCAAACTCTTGCTCTGTTTCATAAACTGTTTGATTTAAACCTTCTATATCTTTAACAGCTAAGCCAGAAGTTTTCAAATCAGATTCTAGTAATGCCATGTTAGCATCTCTTTTTACTTCATTAATCTGATTATCAATAGTGCTTATTTGGTTTTTAAGAGCATTAGCGTCATTTTGTAGTTTTTGATTACTATAAACACCTCTTTTAGCAAGCTTGTTTAAATCTACTAGCTCTTTAACTAATTGTTGTCTAGTTTCTGCTAGATTAGTTATTTCATTTATACCTTCTTCAGTTAAAAAATTAACAGCATCTGCATCGTTTTGCAAATAGCTAGTTAAGTCTTGTAGCTCACCTTGTATTCTAGCTTCGTAATCTTTTATTTTGTTTTTATCTTTTTCTTTAAATGATAGCTCTTGAAGCCCAACTATATTATTTATTTTTTCGTTAATAAACTCATTACTAGTTTGATCCGCTCTAAAAGCAGAAGCTGCAGCTCTACCACCAGCAGACATACCACCACCACCAATTAAACCAGCAAAAAGATTATCAGCTGCTTCTT